CGACGCCAGGAGGGCGTCTGCGCGCCGGCGCCGAACCCATACGAGGAGCGGGCGGTCGAACTCTTCGCGACGGCCGTCGCCGCCTATGCCGAGGTCTCCGGAATGCTCGCGCAGAACCAAACCGCTCGACGGCTCGACCAGCCGCCAGTCTATCTCGAGGAAGACTTCGGCGCGATCGCTGACGGCCTGCGAGCCGACATGAAGAGGAAGCCATGACCCCGACCCAACGGAAGCTTCTCGAGTATCTGACGAAGTACATCGGCGACCACGGCGGCGAGGCGCCGACGTTCAACATGATGAAGGACCATCTCGGGCTCCGAAGCAAAAGCGGCATCCATCGACTGCTCTCCGCCCTCGAAGAGCGCGGGAAAATTCGCCGCCTTCGCAACCGCGCGTGGTCCATCGAGCTGCTCGACCGCCAGCACGCGCTCGGTCCTCAGATGTCCGCGCGTCTCGACGAGTATTGTCGGGCGACCGGCGAGCAACACGTCGCCGTCATCACCGCCGCGTTCCTCGACTACTTCGCCAGCCATCCGGTCGGGAGGCGCGAATGACCCAGGCGGTCGCCGAAGACCTCTTCTCGTTCGCCGCCGCCGAGGCGGTCGTCGACGAGATGCCCGACGGCGTCCCGGTCGAGGTCTGCCTTCTGTTCGAGAAGCTCGCGCTCGAGGTCCGGGCGCTCGGCTTCGAGCGATACTCGGCGCGCGCGATCATCCACCGAATCCGGTGGCACGAGACCATCGAGAAGGGTAACCGCGAGTTCAAGTGTAACAACAACTGGACGCCGGCGATGGCCCGGTGGATTGCCGCGAAACACCCTCACATGGCGGAGTTCTTCGAGCTCCGGGAAAGTCCGAACCGATGACGAGGCCTATCGACCCGCAACAGGCCGAGCTCGAGGCCGTCGAGCAGCAGCTCGTCGAATGGAAGCGTCGAGCGAAAAATTACGGCCAGCACGGAATGAAGACGCCGCCGCACGTCGAGCGGCGAATCGACATGCTCAAGGCGGACGCCCGCTTGCTCCGCGAACAGATGACCCGAAGGGAAACGAGATGACCTACCAGATACCGGAATCGATAACGAAGCGTCATACCGCCATCGTCGGAATGACCGGGTCGGGCAAGTCGTCGACCGAGCGGCTCATCGTCGAACTCGTCGTCGCCCAGGGCGCGCGCGTCTGCGTTCTCGACACGGTCAAGTCGGATTGGTGGGGTATAACCTCGAGCCGGAACGGGAAGGCGGCCGGCCTCCCGTTCAAGATCCTCGGCGGCCCTCGCGGTCACGTCAACATCGGGGAGAAGGACGGGAAAATCATCGGCCAGTTGGTCGGCTCCGGGAAGCTCCCGCTCTCGATCATCGACATGGCCGACTTCGGGCCCGGCGGCCTGCAACGGTTCTTCGCCGACTTCGCCGCGTCGATGTGGAAGAACACGAAGGGCGTCGTCTACCTCGTCATCGAGGAGGCCCACGAGGTCGCGCCGAAGGAGCGCGCTGGCTTCGGCGCCGAAAACATAGCGATCCATTGGGCGAAGAAGCTCGCGACCGGAAGCCGAACGAAGGGCATCCGACTCGTCGTCGCGACGCAACGCGTCCAATCGCTCCACAACGCGGTCCTCTCGAGCTGCGAGACGATCATCACCCACCGCATAGGGTTCAAGGACGACCAGGACCCGGTCATCAAGTGGATGAAGTCTAAAATCGGGAAGGAGAACGCCGCGCTCGTCGAGCGGGACATCGCCAACCTCCAGGACGGCGAGGGCTTCATCGCCGCCGGCGTCCCGGTCAAGATGTTCGAGCGCGTCAAGTTTCCGATGTTCAAGACATTCGATAACACGAAGACGCCGGAGAACGACGACGACCTGACCAAAATCGCGACCGCGCCCGTCGACGTCGGCGAGCTCAAGGCGATCATCGGTGAGGCCGTCGAGAAGGAGAAGGCCGACGACCCAAGGGCGCTCCGCGCGGCCCTCCTCGCCAAGGACCGGAGAATCGCGGAGCTCGAGCGCACCGCCGGTACCGCGAAGTCCGCTCCGCCGGCGGCCGACCCGGCGGCGCTCGAGACGGCGGAGAAGCGCGGCTTCGAGCGGGCGAAGAAGGAGGCGGCGACGGCCGCTCGAGACCTCATCATCGCGGCGGCGGCCGACATCGAGAAGATGGTTCAGCCGTTCGCCGAGACGACGACGAAGGCCGTTCACGACTTCCGGGTCGCGGCCGCCGACCGGCTCAAGGACCTCGTCCGGACGAAGCAGGCCGAGCTCGCGACGGCATGGGCGCCGTCGGTCGTGGGTCGCGCGCTGCGCGGCGAGGACGTCGGCGTCGGCCGCGCGAAGCCGCCGGAAGCACCTCGACCGGCGCCGCCGGCTCGCGACATGTCCAAGGTCGTCTATGACGTCGACCTTCCGGCCGCCGCCCGCGAGATGCTCGTCGTCCTCGACACAAACCCGCCGGTCAAGCGGAGTTGGAGCCAGGTCGCGTCGCTCTCCGGTCGGAAGGCCCGCGGCGGGTCGTTCAACAAGGCGAAGACCGCGCTCCAGGCGAGCGGCCTCATCGTCGAGGCGAACGGCCTCATTCAAATCCGGGAGCCGTCCGCGTCGGCCGTCGACGGCAACCTGCCGCCGGCGGAGCTCGTCGAGATGTGGGCGAGCCGGCTCTCGGGCGGAGCCCCGAAGGTTCTCCGCTATCTCTTTGAAATCGGCGGCCGGGCCAACCAGCTCGACGTCGCGTCCGCTCTCAATATCCAACCGAAAGGAGGGTCTTGGAATAAGGCCTGGAAAGAACTCCGCGACAACGACATCGTCGTCGTGACGTCCGGCGAGGCGAGCCTCACCGAAATGTTTTCACCCAACTAGACCACCCACCGGAGAAGAACCATGAAGACCGCTACCGCGTCCCCGACCTCGAGCGAGGTCGTCAAGCTCTCGCAACTCACCATCGACCCGGTCAACGTCCGGAAGACCAATCGAGGCGCCGAACCGAAGTTCGCCTCGAGCATCGCGAAGCGCGGCGTCCTCGCCCCGTTTACCGTTCGCCGCGACGTCAAGTCCGGATTCTTCCTCGTCACCGACGGCGGCGAGCGGCTCCAGGCGCTCCAATACCTGCGCAAGAACAAGAAGACCGCGAAGGGCGTCCTCGTGACCGACGACTTCAAGGTCAAGGTCGAGGTTACCGACCGCTCCGACGCCGACGCCCGGTCGACGAGCCTCGCGCTTAACCTAATCCGCCACGACATGCATCCGGTCGACGAGTTCGAGGCGTTCGCCGCGATGGTCAAGGACGGCGCGACCCTCGAGGACATCGGCGATGAATATAACCGGAAGCCGGCCGAGGTTCGACAGGCGCTCTCGCTCGCGTCGATCGCACCCGAGATTCGCGCGGCGTGGCGCGAGGGCAAGCTGAACGGCGCGGCGGCCGAGGCCTACGCGCAGACCCAGGACCTCGAGCATCAGGTCCGTATATTCAAAAAGCTCAAGGGTCGCGCCGGCGAAGCGTGGTCGGTCAACCAGGAGGTTCGCGGCGCGAACGAGCATCGAATTGGCGTCCTGCTCAAGCTCGTCGGCCAGAAGGAATACGAGGCGGCCGGCCATCAGGTGAACACGTCTCTCTTCGTCGACGACGACCGCCAGCCGGTAACCGTCAACAACGTCCCGGCGCTCAAGGCGATGGCCGCGAAGAAAGTCGAGGCCGAGTGCGAGCGGCTCAAGGCCGACGGTTGGGGGTGGGCTATCCCGAAGGACGAAGCCCCGCGCGACATCTACGCGTGGCGCCGCCTTCCCGACGGCAAACCGACCGCCGACATGAAGAAGCTCGCCGGCTGCACGGTGAACGTCTCCTTCAACGGAACGCTCGAGGTCGAGCGCGGCTACCTCAAGCCGGGCGTTAGCGTCAAAATCGAGAAGACGGCCGCGCAGAAGGCCGCCGCCCGCAAGGCCGGCCCGACGAACCCGGGCATCATCTCGGCCGCGCTGACCTCTCGCATGTCCGAGGCGCTTACATCGGCGACGGCGACCGTCGTCTCGGCGGCCGACCCCGACATGGTCTTGCGCCTCGCCATCGCCGGGCTCCTCTGCTCGACTGGCTTCGGCTCGAGTTCGCCGATTTGCCTCAAGCACTCGGGGATGCTCAGCCGCAAGGACGAGGACGCCGACGACGACCGCGACTTCGCGAAGGAGCTCGCCAAGCTCGCGAAGGTCGGCCGACCGGCCCTGCTCAAGCAGTTCGCCGCGCTCGTCGGAATGTCGGTCGACCTCACGAGCCACCACTCGGACCGCCGGCTCGACGTCGCCGGTGACGGGGAAGACGACGACGGGACGGCCGCCACGCTGGTCAACTTCGTCCCGCAGAAGGACCTCCAGAAGGCGCTCCTCGCGACATTCAACGTCGACGACTACTTCGAGAATGCCCCGGGAGCTCTCGCGCTCGCGGCCATCGCCGACATGGGCTTGACCCCGCTTAAGAACGTCAAGAAGGCGGCCCAAGCCAAGATGGCGGCCGACCACGCGAAGAAGCTCGGGTGGCTCCCGCCGCAACTCCGGACGAAGGGCTATACCGGACCGAAGTCGAAGCCTGCGGCGAAGAAGAAGGCGAAGGCCTCAAGCCGGAAGAAGCGCGCGTGAAGAAGCGCGCCGTCGTCCTAACGACCGACGCGCACCGACCCGCCTTCGACGACTTCGCCGACGCCATGCGCGCGGCGGAGTCGAACGAGGGCTGGCGGTCGTCGGAGGTCCTACGCAACTTCCTCGAGGCCGCGTACTTCGCCGTGCGCGGCCGCTTCCTCCTCGGCGAGGTCTGGAAGGCGAACGAGGCCGACTACATGAGAATCGTCGAGACGTGCCGGAAGCCGAGCGAGACGATGGGCGCTCTCGCGAAGATGCTCGCCGCGACGACCCGCGCGCTCTTAACCGAGCCGGTCGACTTTATCGGCCCGGTCTTCTCCGAGCTCTCGGCCGACGCCGGGATGGGCCAGTTCTTCACGCCCTATTCCCTCTCATACATGATGGCGAAGATGACCCTCGGCGACGACCCGCGCTCGATGATCGGCGAGAAGGGCTACGTCTCGATGATGGAGCCGGCCTGCGGCGTCGGCGGGATGATCCTCGCGACGAACGTCGCGCTGCGCGAGGCCGGGTTCGACGTCGCGCGCGAGGTCCACTGGACGGCCGTCGACGTCGACCGGCGGGCGTTCTGCGCCTGCTACCTTCAACTCGCGCTGACCGACGTTTCGGCGGACGTCTACCGGGGAAATTCGCTCGGACCGCTCGAGAACCTCGTCGGGTGCCGAACGCCGGCGGCGATGTTCTTTCCGAAGCGATTGCCGAGCGATGGCGCGGCGCGGCCGGTCCCTCTCGAGGTCGAGCCGCCGGCGGCCGTCGCTGGCCCGAATCCTGAGCCGCCCCTACAGTTAAATTTGTTTTGAAGGAGGAACCTATGACCAAAACTATCGGCGAGAAGCTCGTCGACGACGTTCTACCAACCGCACCACGTTCCGAATTGGCGACGGCCATCGACACCGCAATCGCGGCCGCAGTTCAACGCGGCTTCAAGCTCGGCTTCGAACACGCGGTCGAGGGCGGCCACGAGGCCGCGCGCCAGGTCCCGGAGCTCGCCGGCAAGGAGCCGCTCGTCCTCTACTTCGACAACGAGGCCGACCGCCGAGAGATGGTCGACGCCATCCACGCGGCGAAGCCAGGGCTCGTCGAGGCCCATTGGCCGAGCAAGTCGTGACCCGTCCGCCGAAGCGGCCGCGCCCAGGAATGCCTCCGGCGAGCGTCCGCGTGGTCGTCGCGCTGCGCCAGCTCGCGGGCTTCGGCGCGTCGGAGGCGCTTACGACGCGAGGCGACGGCGAGAAGGTCGACGCGTTCCTCGAGCGCCTACTCCTGGGCCTCGCCCTCTATATCGGCTGCGAGCGCGAGGATCTTCGGCTCGACCACGAACCGATGCTCCGGCGCCGGGCCTACGACCCGACCGTCACGAAGGTCGCCGACCGCTATACGCCGCACGCCCATGACGCCGGGTGCCTCCTCTACCGGCCGCAGCCTCCGGAGTTCGCCGGGAGCCACCACGTCAAGACGAACGTCCGCGGCGAGCACGGCCAATACTCCGACGTCGTCCTCGCGAAGCGCGAGCGCCGCCTCGAGCGACGCGAGCTGCTCGCGGCCGTCGCCGGCACGCCCATCAATGCGTTCGCGGCCGTCGCCGGACCGAAGCGCAAGTTCACTTTTCCCGTCAATAAATCGAAGCCGAAAAAGAAGTGGCCCTCGCGCCCCTTCCCGACCGGCCGGAAGTTCGACACCAGGAGGAAGACACCATGATGCGCGCTGCCGTTCTATTCGACGAGCGAGACCGGAAGCTCGGGGTCGCCCGGGTACCGGACGCGACGCTCGTCATCGAACACGAGGGGCGGTTCTTCTTCCGCGACCAGGTCGCGGTCCGGCTCGCCGGCGGCGGAATCGGCGCGAAGTTCGTCGAGCGCGAGCCGGTCGTCCGCAACAAGCTGGAGCCGGCCTGATGATCGAGCACCCCGACGACTTTATGGAGCAGGCTCGCCTCACGCTCGTAACTGGCCTGAAGTTTAAGCAACGTATGAAGGATCGCGGTTTAACCGTTGCTCAGTCTATATGCCCGAAGTGCGGGAACCGGCTCGACGCCGCGCTCGTCGGCAGGAAGGGCCATTTTCATATGCTCTGCCGGACGCTCAACTGCCTCGCGATGATGGAGTAGCTTTTATGTCGAACTATTCCCCCGACCAGCCAATCGTCAAAGGCGCCGACGTGATTTACCCCCCGACCGGGCTCGCCGGCGAGTACGCTCCGCTCGCGACGAACCCCTACGTCGGCTGCGGGCACGGCTGCAAATATTGCTACGTCCCGCTCGTCTCGAAGCAGCCGCGCGCCGAGTTCAACGCGGGCGCGGTCGAGCGGAAGGGCTACCGCGAGCGGTTGCTGAACGACCTCAATCGCTACGAGCGCGCCGGCGAGCTCAATCATCAGGTCATGCTCTCGTTCATGACCGACCCCTATCACCCGGGCGACTCGAGCCTGACGACCTGGACCCTGCGCGCGCTCGCCGGCCGAGGCCTCGGGTTCTGCACGCTCACGAAGGGCGGCGCGCGGGCGCTCCGCGACCTGCCGCTCTTCCGGCCGGATCGCGACGCGTTCGCCTCGACGCTGACGTCGCTCGACGACGCGTTCTCGCTCAAGTGGGAACCGGACGCCGCACTCCCCGGCGACCGAATCGCGACGCTCCGGCGGTTTCACGAGGCGGGCATCTTCACCTGGGTCTCGCTCGAGCCGACGCTTGACGCGGCCGCGAGCCTCGCCATCGTCGAGGCGACCTGCGGCTTCGTCGACCTCTTCAAAATCGGGAAGGCAAACTACCTCAAGGGCTACGGCGCCGACACAGACTGGCGAGACTATACCCTCCGGATGGTCGATGCCTGCCAGACGTTCGGCGTCCTCCACTATATCAAGAAGGACCTCCAGGAGTTCTTGCCGGCCGGCTACCCGAACCCGCTCCGCGTCGAGCAACACCGATAAAAAAAAGGGCCACTCAATGAAGAGCGGCCCAAGTCTAGGGAGGAAACGCCCAAGGAGGGCAACGGTATCGCTACCGCATAACGCGGTTGTAGGCCGGCGCGCATGAACTCGCAAGGAGAGAATGATGAACTCAGGAATCGCGTTGCTTCTTCTCGTCGCCCTCGTCGTCTACGGTGCCGTCTCCGAGGCACGGCGGCGCGGTCGGATGACGCCGGCGGAACGCACGGCCGAGGACGAAGAGGTCCGGAAAGAAATGCTGATCTGGTGACCAACCCGAAGGAGGAGACGATGCCGGAAAAACTTACGCCGCAGACACTCGTCATCATGGCGGTGGCCGTCCTCTCGACGGTTCTTCCGCCGAAGCAAGCCACGAGGCCGGTCGACCGCCCGGCGATCGCGAAGAGAGCTCCCTGCGAACCGCCGAAGAGATGGGTCGAGGTCCGCCCACTCGCGGACGACGCCGGCGAGCCGTCGCCGCTGGTCTGCAAATGATAAAGCCGGACGCCGACCCGATGCTCGTCGACTGCATCTCATCTCACGATGCCTGCACCTGGACAAAGCGGGCCTACGCTAAACCGTGGCCCGAAGCCGTGACCAAGATGCGAGAACTCGAGGCGAGGGGTCTTCTCCGGTTCGTGAGCCTACATCGAGAGCAAGGAACCGGCGCTATGATTCGGCGGTCGACCATAACCGAGCGCGGTCTCGCCGAAATAGGAGCCAGCCGGGTTCTCGGGCTGGCTCCTTCTGTCTAAAGGTCGGGGCGCGCCGCCGGCGGCGGGTCGTCCGGAAGCTGCGGCGCCATCAGGAGCGCCAGGACGAAGACCACCGCGCCAATCAAAAGAAGCCAGCCCTTCGGGGTCATCGTCGACTCGCCGCGACGCGCGCTCGGACCTCGCGGTGGGCGACGCGGCCGCGGGCGTGGTGGCTGGCGACCTTCCTACCGTGCCGACGCGCGGCGAGCAGGCCGGAGCTCCCGCGAGCCTCGCAGACCGACCCCGAGGCGATGGCCTGGACGTGGCCGTAGTCCGGCCGCCGACACCAGACGCCGCCCTCGAACAGGCCGTGCCTCGAGGCGATGGCCGCCATCTCGACCGGGCCCGGAAGGTTGCAGTTCCTCGCCCCGCTGACGTGACCCCGATGATCCTGGCAAACGTCGAGCGCCGAGCCGCAGGGGTGCTGGCTCCCGACCGAGCACCGGCCCCGGCGGTAGCCGCCCATATAGTAGACCGCCGCGCCCCGCGCCTCGAGGTCGTCGACGTAGGCCTGGAACACGCCCGACCACCGGGGGGAGACGCGGGCGGTCGCGCCGGTCTTCCCCGAGCGGACGACGCCGGAACCGGCCTCGACCGCCGGAGCCGCGACGGCGGCCGTCGACTTCGTTTCGGGGGCGGCGCGGCCGGGCGGGGGCGGGCGGACGCTGCGGCGTTCGACTTGACGGGCCTTCCGGAGCGCCGGCGGCGGGGAGGCCTCTCTACGGGCTCGGGAGACGGTTTGGACGGGGCAGACCCGGTCGCCGCAAAAGGCGGTCACCGTGGAACCGGGCGGGCCTCTGTCGAGGGTCTTCGCCTCCGAAGGGGCGGCAAGCGCCGATAGGGTGAACAGGGCCAGCGCGAGGCCGGCGGTGCGCGTCATTTTCATGGCGTGAGCCCCTCCTTACAGGGCGAGTTCTCGGTGGGTCGCTTGCCCCGCCCCTCCTCCGGCGGAATGAGCCCGGACCGTCCGGGCGAGGCGCGACCATAGCTGACTCGGCTCGAGCTCGCCATCTGGCGGCGCACCATCGGAACTTCGCCCGGCACGCGTGCGTTGCCAGCACGGCGACGCGCTCGTCGCCTCGGGGAGAGACGTCGATGTCACTTTCAATGATCGTTCTAATTGTTCTGCTGGTCGTCTTGCTCGGCGCCGTCGGCCCGGCCGTCGCCCCGCACCGAACTCCGTGGACCTACGGTTATGGCTTCGGCCACGGCGGTATCAGCGCGGTCGGCGTCGTAATCGTAGTCGTCGTCGCGATGCTTCTTCTAGGCCGGCTTTAGTCGCCGGTTACGCCGCCGTCATAGCCGAGCGGGCGAACCCATCCTCGAGCTTCGACTTCCTTCTTCCGCTGGCGCAGCGCGACGATTCTCATCGTGATGATGAGGTCAATCGCGATGTTGATCGCGACGTTCGGCGACCATGGTGCCCATCCCTTGACGTGCGCGAAGTCGAGCGACCAGAGGAAGGCGAGGGCGAGCGCCGGGTACATGACCTTGCGGCCGTACCGGACGATTATGCAGTCGCGGTTTGAGTCGTGGTCGAGCCACGTCGCCTGCGACGCGTAAATCGAGACGACCATTCCGTAGAGCGCGGCGAGAACGTGCACCGCCGTCAGGTCAAATTTGTCGACGTACTCAAGCATCGGGCTTTCCTCCGGTGGCGGCCGTCGGGCTGTAGCGTTTGATCGCGTCCATGATCTTCTGGCAGATGACCATCGCGCCGAGGCCTAGGATGAACGTCGTCGCCCCCTGTCCCGTTCCGATGAGTTTCCCGGCGGGTTCCCCGAGATAGTTCGCGGTGAGCGCACCGGCGACGACCGAGCTCACCAAGGCGAGCGGGCCGACCTTCTGCATGACGATGGAACTCACGATGCCGCCCGAGGCACCGCCGACCAAATCCGAGACGCGAAGGCCGAAGTCAGAAAGAGCGCCCATCTTTAACTTACCCCCCAAAGGTTAACCGACCCCGAAGACGGTCAGCCCAGGTTCTCGCTGGCGCGCGCCCACCACCGTTCGGTCTCGTCGTGAGTCCATCCCGGAGGATCTACTCCGGCGATGTGCGCCGAGGCGGCCGCGAGCTCGCGGTCGGTGACCGGCGACGCGTCGCCGCGAACCTTCTTGAGTTGGCCGATGAAGTCCGAGAGCGTCTTGAAAAGCTCTGGCGCGGCGGCCTTCGCCGCGGCGAACGCCGCCGGCCCCTCGACGACCGCCTGTCGAAGAATCGGGATGGCGGCCTCGCCGTAGGGCTCGAGCTTCTGGATGATGGCGAGGACCGGAGCCGCGCCCGGGAAGGCGATGGACGCCGCCCCGAGCGCGAAGTTGATCAGCGTGCCGGCGGCGCTCACGGCTAACCGCCCGCCTTGACTTGATCGTAACCGGACTGAGCCGACGAGACGGCCTTCGCGACGGCGGCGGCCGTCGACGCGATGTCGGTCGGGACCTGGGAGCAGTAGCCGTTGATCGCCCCGTTGGCGGCGCCGAAGTATTGCTGCGCCTTGCCGCTGTTCGGGACGAAGGGCGCGATGAGCATCGCGTACTTCTGCAGGTCGGCGCATTTGGCGGCGACGGTCGGCGCGACGGCGGCGATGCTGCCGTTCACGGCGGCGACGTTCGTGTTGAAGTTGTCGGTCGCGGTCTTGATCTTCTCGACCGACGAAGACGAGCAAGCCGCCAGGGCGAGACCGGCGGCGGCGACGAGAACGAAGCGAAAATGTTTCACGTGAAGCAATCCTTCCTGGGTTTCGGACGGGGGGCTAGGCGGTGGTCGCGGGAGCGGTGACGTCGGTTGGCGTCACGGCGGGGTGCGTGGGGATGGTCGGGTCGACGAGCGCGGTCTCGATCCGGGCGTTGATCGCCTGGACGGCCTCGCCGCTCTTCGGGTCGAGGCCCATCGACTTGATGAGGTCGGCGCCGTGCGCCTGAACGTATTCGACGGTCTTCGCGGCGACCGCGTTCTTGACCTCGATTGGCGCCTTGCCCTCGAGGCTCTTCGAGGCCTGGGCGACCGCGAGGTTGAGGCCGTTCACGACGAGCTTGTTCAGCTGCTCCTTCTGCGCGTCGGAGACCTTGATGCCGGCGAGCTTGAGCAGCTTGACGACGAGGAGCGTGAGCGCGAGGCCTATGGAAACGCCGAAGGCCGCGTAGACCCATTGGATGACGTTGCTCGCGGCGGTCCCGCCGGAGACGGTGACCTCGTAGGCGGGAACGGCGGCGCCGCCGATGCCCATTGGCGGAATGACCGGTACGGGCGCGGCCGTCTGCGCGATCGCCGCGCCGGCGACGAGCGCGAGGCCGGCGGCGACGAGAAAGATTTTGGTGAATCGCATGGTGTTCTCCCCTCGGTCGGTGGTTCGACCGTTTTCGCTTCTACGACATCTCGGGGAGAAGCGCACCTATAGATTTAGGCCGCCCACATTTCGCGGTCGGTCGTTTAGGCCGGCTCGAGCTTCGCCCAGGTCGCGCCGCCGACGACCCCGTCGACGGTCAGGCCTTCCTTCTTCTGGAAAGCGTCGACCGCGAGCTCGGTCGCGCCGCCAAAGTCGCCGTCGACCTCGAGCGGCTTCTCGGTCAGATTGAGGTCGTTCAGGAGCTCTTGCAGGTCGCGGACCGCGCCCGACTTGTCGTCATCCTTCGAGCCCTTCCGGAGAACCGGCCGCTCGGTCTTCGCTGGAGCCTCGGCATGCGCGGCGGCGACGGCGAGGTCGAACTTCCACGGCGACGTGTCGTCGAAAATCTTCGGCGAGCCTTTGACCGAGACGTGGCAATGATGGTCGTGAGCGTTCGATCCGGTGTAGGGACGCCACACCCAGGGCGGGTGACCTTGGCCGGTGCCAGACGCGATCTTCTTGTTCGAGATGACGTACTTTATGCGCGGGTCTTGGCTCGCGAGCAGCGCGTTCGCGAGCTTCTCGGAGTCGATGCCGTGCGCGGGGTCGTTCGTAAAGTCGCGCGCCGTGACGACGCCGACGCCTTTGACGACTATGTAGGGATTGTGGTCGGAGCTCGCCTCGTGCTGATGACGAAGGTCGCCGATGGCGCCGTCGCTCGCCTTGCTTCGATTCGGCGATAGCGCGTTGATCTGCGCGAGAAGGACGTCGAGGGATTCAGCAACGCGCCAGTTCGACATGGACGGCCTCCGGGTTTTGCCTTCTTCGGCGTAGGCCCGGTTTTAGTTCGTCGGGAGCGACCGCGCAAGGCCGCCCCCGACGGTCGTCGGCCTAATTCGTCGAGACCTGAATCGTCAGCGGCGTGAGCGGCAGACCGAAGCCGGTCGAGAACGGGTCGTTGTCGTCGTAAATCGGGTTCGACGCGTTATAGGCGTTGTCCCATTGATACCCGACGTGAGCTCCGGCGCCCGGGTCCGACGCGAGCGTCAAGAGGACCATGTCGCCGATGGTCTGCGCGGCGTTCACCGCGATGGTCGACGAGTAGGAGGAGTTCCAGACGGTGAAGCCCGAGATGTTCGTCGTGTTGTTGAACGGCGACTTCGGATAGAGCGGCGCGCGATGACCGAGAATCGAGGCGGCGTTCGTCCCGAGCAAGACGAGGTTCGAGCTTCGGATGGCCGACGTGATCGACGGGCCCGACCCGGGACGGGTAAAGCCCGTCGCGCCGAGAAGCCGGAGCGCGCCGACCGCGCCGCGGTCGCCGTTCGTCTGATAGCTCGCCGCGTTCAAGTGCGTGCCGTCGACGTAGGTCAGGTCGTAGTAGCTCGGCCCGAGCGCGACGCCGGCCGCGCCCGAGAGCCCGTACCGGATTTGAGCCGCGTTGACGTAGGTCGACCCGGCTTGCCCGTAGGCGGCCTTCCCGGTCACCCACTGTTGCCACGGAAGCTGCGCGGCGGTCTTGCCGAAATGCGAGAGGATCATCGAGCGGAGCGACCCGAGTCCGGCCTCGTAGTCGCCGAGCAGGTTCGGCAACGACGACATGTAGTCCTGCTGGCCCTGATTGTATTCGATCAGGTCGGGGACGACGCCCGAGTTAGAGACCATCGTGTAGAAGAGGTCGAGCGGCGCGCCCGAGGCGGTATTCAGCCAGTAGTTCGCCGCCGGCGAGGCGTCGGCCGAGAGCAACGCCGACCCGCCGAAGCACGCGTTGTAGAGGCGGACGTTCGTCGCGCCCGTCGCCGTCTTGATCCGGTTCGCGTACTGAATCGCGCCGTTGCCGGTGACGGCCGTCCACGACGTCGAGCCGTTCGCCCACATGCTCGTTCCCGAGAGCGGCGTCGGCGGAGAACTCGAGACCGAGAACATCTCGGCGCAAAGCGATTGACCGACGAAGGCGATGGTGATGTCGACCGCCTTCGCGGAGGTCGAGCAAAGAAAAAGCGCCGCCACGAGGGCGACGCTGCGGAGTTTGTTTAACATAAGGTTCTTCCTTTGGTTGGCCGAGGCCTACTGGAAGAAGGCCTCGACGATCATCTTCCCGTCTGCGCCGGCCCCGCCGTTCGCGGACCCCCCGACGCCACCGGCTCCACCCGTTCCTACGGCGTAGGTGTAGGTGGCCGCCGGAGAGGTTAATTGTATTTTTGCGCAAGCTCCAGCCCCTCCGCCGCCACCGGAGTTCGGAGTGCCGGCCGAAGCCGCGCCGCCGCCGCCGGAGCCCGTCCCGGCCTGCCCGGCGGTACCGCCGCCGCCCGCCGACGCGCCGCCCGTACCGTTGCCGCCGAGGCAGGAAGTTCCGCCGTTGCCGCCGACCATCGAGGCCGGGCTGTTAGAGCCCGACGCGCCGACGCCGCCCGTCCACGTCTGCTGATTCGTAAACGAGCCGGAGCCCGACGTGGTACCGCCGGTGCCGACCGTGCCGGCGACGGTAGAACCGACGCCGCCGCCGCCCGCCGCATAGACCGGCGTGGTGCACGCCGCGCCGGTGGTATTCCAGCAGGTGTTTCCGCCCGCGCCGCCGTTCGCCACGCTCGCGTTCGACGCACCGCCGCCGCCCGCTCCGACCATCGTGATTCGGAGGTAGAGCGCCCCGGCCGGCGTCGTGTAGGTCCCGGACCCGGTAAGGACCTGGACGTTCGGCGTCGAGAGGAAGCTCGCGAACGAAGCGTTCCCGAGCGTGCCCGCGTTGTTGTAGAGCAGATAACCGTTCGTGCCGCTCGCGACCGTCGTCGTTCCGACCGAAATCGAGGCGGCCGCCGTTCCGATGGCGGTGATGACGCCCGACGTGCACGAGATGGTCGTCCCGTCGCACTTGACCGTGCCGGCGGTCGCCGACGGCGAGCCCGACGTGTTCGCGGCGTTCGGCAAGTTCGCGGTCGGGACCGTCCCCGTCCAGGTCACGAGCGAGGCCGCGACCGTGAATCCGGTCGTTGCCGAGCCAGCGCCGAGCGCGCCGACGGTCGTCAGCGACGAGGTCACGACGCTCGCCGCGAGCGTCGTCCCGGTCAAGCCGGAGGCGGGAACGGCCGCCGCCGTGATCGACGTGTTGCAGCCGAGGCCGGTGTTCGTCGTCCACTGGAGCGCGGACGCGGCCGTCGAGCAGCTCGGCGCCGCGATAGCCGTCGGCGACGCGCCGCCGCTCGTCGCGTTGGCAACGATGGTGTTCGCGGTCTGCGACGCGAGGTTGGTGAGCGCGACGAGGCCGGTCGCGGTGAACGCCGTCGTGACGGTCAGTCCGCCGTTCGAGTTGAGCGTCGTGAAGTTGCCGGCCGCGCGCGTCGTCGCCCCGATGGGCGTGTTGTCGATGGTCCCGCCGGTGATCGCCGCCGACGCGATCGACGCGCCGCTCGAGAGGACCATCGAGCCCGTTCCGGAGACCGAGTTCGAGAGCGTCACGCCGCCGTAGGTGAGCGCCGCGCTCAAGGTCGTCGCCGTCGTGTGGATGATCGCGCCGGTCGAGGCGTTCCCGAGCGTGATCGTTCCCGAGCCCTTCGCGTTGATCGTCAGGCTCTCGTTCGTCCCGCTCGAGATGGCGGCGAGCGCGACGCCGCCGGCGGCCGCCGCCGCCGTGATCTTGAGGCCGGTCACCGAACTCGCGACCGACGTGTCGACCTGGAAGGCCGGGTTCGTCCCGCCGGCGAAGCCGACGACGAGCGCGGTCGTCGCTTGCTGGACGATGGCAAGGTTGCCGGACGTCAACGTGACGTTCGCCGCGTTGACCGTCCCGGTGAACGTCGGGCTCGCGGAGAGCGCCATCGACCCGGTCCCGGTGACCGAGTTCGCCAGCGTGACTCCGCCGTAGGTGATCGCCGAGTTGAACAGCGTCGTCCCGGTGATCGCGAGGGCGTTCGCCCCGATGGTCGCGCCGCCGATAGCGAGCGACGTCGCCGAGGCGGTCGAGAGGACCGGCGAGCCGGTAAACGTCGGCCCGGCCGACAAGACCATGCTGCCGGTGCCGGTCACCGAATTGGCGAGCGTCACGCCGCCGTAGGTCATGGCGGCGCTGAACGTCGCGGCGCCGCTCCAGGTGATCGCGCCGGCGACGGTCGACGTCGTCGTCCCGAGGACCATCGCGGTCGAGCCCAAGGTCACCGAGTTGTTCACGAGGTCGGCGTTCGCCACCGAGGCGCAAGTCGCGACGCCGGCCGCGCTCAGGGCGCGCGGGAATTGGTTCGTGCAAGAGGTCCCGATGTAGGCCTGGAAGCCGCCGGCGGTCGCGCCGAGCAGGATGCTCGCGCCGACGCCCGACGTATCGGTCAAGGTCTTGCCCGCGGCGATGGTGAGCGTGCCGGTGGTGCTGGTGACCGTCAGGCCGTTGTAGGTCTTGTTGATGAACGCCTGAGAGGTCGCCAGTAGTGCGACGATGTCGGTCGAGGCCGGGAACGTGATGACCGACGAGCCGAGGGCGCCGGTCTGCGCCGTCAGGGTAAGGGTGCCGCTCGTCAAGTTCGCGAAGGAGAGCGTCCCGTTCGTCGTTCCGGCGACGCCGAGCGTGGGCGTGGCGGTGAACGTCGCGCCGGCGCCCGCGAGGACCTGGCCGGCCGCGCCGGTGATCGCGATGTTCGAGCCGGTGATCGTGAGGGGCGCCGTCGCCGTGAACGTCCCGCCGCCGCCCGTCAGGCAGGTCGGGCAGGTCAGGTTGCCGGTGGTCGCGTTCAACACGATGGGCGTCGTCGCGCCGACGGCGAAGGTCCCGGAGGCGTTCGGCAAGGTCAGCGTCGGCGTGCCGGCGGCCGCCTGTGGCGTGATCGTCGCGGTCCCGGAGGTCACTCCGGCGAAGCCCATCGTTCCGGTGCTGGTACCGGGAACGCCGAGCACCGGGGTGACCGTGAGCGACGGGACGCCGGCGGCGCTCGCGTTCAGGATTCCGCCGTTGGCCGTCGCGAGGCCGGCGACGGTGTTCGCCGAGCTCGAGTAGAGGAGCTGGTTGACGGTCGTCGTCGCGGGCCAGGTCGCGGTCGACCACGCGGGCGCCGACGAGGATCCGGACTGGAGCATCTGCCGGGCGGTCGCGGTCCCCGAGAGAATCGCCATCGCGGAGGCGGTCGAGTAGACGATGCCGCCGTTCGACGCGGTCAGGGAGGCGGCGGTACCGCCGCGCGTCAACCCGAGCTGGCCGGTCCAGCCGAGGGCGAGCGACGCCGCGTTGACGAGCGCGGTCGTCGGCGCGCCGCCGAGGGTGAGCGTCACGTTCGTGTCGTCGGTCTTGGTCAGCGCGGCCGTGTTCAAGGTTGCCGTCACGCACGTCGCGCAGGCGTAGGTCGTCACGCCGGCGGGGAAGGTCACGCTCAGGGGGAGGGTCGCGGCGAAGCTCCCGCCGACCGCCGAGACGAGCGGGCCGACCGTCGCGCCGTTGATCCGAACGTAGAGCCCGGCGGTCGTCGTCCACAGGTTGCCGTTCACCGGGACGGTCGGCGCCGCGCCGTGCGGGAGGGTGAAGCCGGCCGCCGTCGTCGCCGAGGCGAGCGTCGTGAGCGGACCGAGCATCGTGTCGCCGGCCTTGTTGACCGGCGTGAAGCCGAGGACGTTCTGCTTCGCGGCGAAGCACGCGTTCCACTGTCCGGCGGTCAGGACCGCGCCGTAGACGATGCTCGAGCACCCCGACTGCGCCTGCGCGCCGGTCGCCCACAGGGCGAACAGGAACGGGAGGAGGGCCTTCTTGAAGAAGTTCATGGTCAGCCTCGAACGGTGCCAGAGATGAGAACGGAGAACGACCCGATGCCGGCGTTCGTCACCGAGCCGAACGGGGTCGCGGTGTACGTCCCGAGCGTCGGGGCGTCGCTCCACGGCGCCGTGAGCGGGCAACTCCCGTTCGCGAGCGACGTCGTCATCGACGAGTTGATGCCGACCGCGACGTTGTTGATGCCGATTTGAACGCCGACCGTGTTGCCGCCGATGCTGAGCGAGGCGACGCCGTGGCAGGCGAGCGAGTAGGCCTCGCCGAAGCCGGTGATGAACGAGACGTTAGAGCCGACGGCGAGGGGGACGTATAGGTTCGACGCCGTCGTCGCGCCCGACGTATTCGCGCCCTGGATGGGCTTCGTCGTCCGGTTGAAGAAGTTAAAGAGAAGGCGCTGCGCGAGGTTGTCGGCGAACTGGCCGGCCGCCGTCGTCGTCGCGACCGCGACAAGCGTCAGCGTCGGGTCGCCAGCCTTCGTCCGAACGCCGTTCGTTCCGAGTGCCGAGCCGACGGTGTCGGCGACGAGCGTGATCGCGCTCCCGCTCCAACCCGCATAGATGTGATAGGCGGTGCTCGCGAGGAGGCCCGAGTTCGAGAGGGCGACGCCGACGAACGGCGTCCGCCGCATGAACCCGTTGATGATGAGGCCGCCGCCGTTGTACGGGAACATTATAAGTTGGGTCGGCGAGTTGACGATGACCGTGACCTGGCCGTGGGCGATTCCGTTCGTGAGCCCGACCCATCCCGCGCTCGTGTTCGGGTCGTCCGGGTTCGTCAGGTTGTCGTCGACGGTCGACTGCCACGAGTTGCCGAGGGCAGACGACATGACGACCGCGCCCTGCGGGTAGCCGGCAATCGTCGTCTGGAACGACGCGTCGTAGAACATCGGCGCGCCGCCGGCGGCGACCCACTGACACCACGCGGTGACCTGATTGAGGATTCCGTTCTCGTCCTTGACGTTCGGCGGGACGCCGCCGGCGGCGACGTCGGTCGCGTTCGCCGGAGGGAAGCCGAGCTCGAGGCTCGCGATGTTCGGGTTCGGGGTCGTCGTTGGAATCGGATTGATAAAGTCCGGCGCCGCGCTGCTGGCGAACGGGATGGGAAACTTCGTCGGGATCGCGATGGCCTTCATCGAACCTGCTCCGCCCTCAGTAAATTTGAACGACCGCCGCCTGCACGCCGACCGGCTTGGGGAGGATGCCGGACTGTCCGATGATCGCCGCCTCGACCGGCGAGAGCTTGAACAGGAACGTGTAAGTCATAGTCATGTCGAGGCCGTCTGTCACGTAGCAGTTGCCGCGCCCCGGGAAGAGCAAGAGTAGGATCTGGTTGATGCTCGGGATTGACCCGTCCGAGATGTTGGCGAGGGCCTTCGCGAAGATGAGCTGACGGAAGGCGCTGTCCGTGAGCGAGAAGTTCGTCGTGAGCGGAGCCCCGTTGTAGAACGGCGCGATGTTGTAGGGCGCGCCCGACGCTCCGGCCGGCCCCTGCATGCCGAAGTATTCCCCGATTTCAATATTCAGAACGCGGGTCACGCCGACGATGCGACCCCACACGTCGAGGCCCCACCCCTCGGCGCTGTCGATGTTCCAGACGAGGTCGAAGAACGCGTCGATGTTCGCCGTCTGGTCGACCGCACCCTGGAAGCTTTGGATGAGCGAGTCGACGACGGGCGAGTTCGCGTACTGGCTGATGATCGTGTCGAACGAGTCGAGGACCGGAACGTCGCCGATGGGGCTGACGCCGATTTGAAAGCTCCCGATGGCGTTCGAGCCCGGGAGCGGTTCGCGCGGATATGGAGGACCGCTCACGAGATGGTCACCGCTATGTCGGCCGCCGAGATGGTCGGGACCTGGTCGATTTGGATTGCCTGGGTGTCGGCGTTCGGCAGCGAGCCGGTCATGGCCTCGGAGCCGACCGTCTGAGCGACCGAGAGGTTGTAGGTCCCGGTCCCGCCGGTGCCGGTCCCGAGCGTTAAGATGGTCGTTCCGGCGGCGACGCCGGCGGCGCCGATGGTCTGCCCGACCGCGAGCGCGCCCGAGGCGACCGCCGAGACGGTCATCACGAGGCCGGCGATGGACGCGGTGAACCTCGCCGCGGCCGAGTTCGACGAGCCGACCTTGATCGTCGTGATTTCGACCCAGGATCCGAGCGCGAGGACCGGCGCATAGAACCGGCTCGCAAAAATCGTCGAGCCGATGCGCGCGACAGGACCGCCGTCGGCGCCGGCGAACGCCTCGATGATCGCCTGCTGGATGAGCTCGACCGCGTTCGACGGGACCTGCGAGTTCGTCGCGAGGCGAACCGAGAAGAGGATGGCGACCGAGCTCGGCCGCTCGAACGTGACCTGATAGGACGGGAACGGCTCGGTGTAGAGCGGGTTCCGGTCGTAGACCGTGACCGTCGTGTTTCCGTTGTAGTCGCAGCCCGGCGCCTTCTTGCTGTAGATGGCGTCGCCGACCTCCTGGTCGGTCGCGCCGACGGCCGCGACGTAAATCGACCGCGCGGCGACCGAGAACCCCCGGAAGGTGACCGGCACCGACGTGTCGTTCTGGTAGGCGAACGCGTCGGTCACGGTCACGATGTCGAAGACCGCCCCGAGAACCGCCGAAAGAGTGTTGCGCGAGTTCTTCGCGACGGTCGCCGCTCGCCGGTCCTCGAAGGCCTGCCGGCTCTCGGTGTCGCGGCCGATGACGCCGGCGGCCTCGTTCGTGATCGAATCCCAATTCGGAACTGTCTGATAGATTTGGTTCAGCGACCCGACCGGGCAAGCGATGGGTCCCGGGATGAGGCACTGGAACGGCGTCACGACGTAGCCGACCGCGCCAATCTCGGCGTCCTGGATGCTGATGTAGATGTTGCCGTCGGTCGCCTGCGCCTTCGACCCGGCCGGGATGATGACGCCGGCGAGGCCGATGCACTTGGCCTGGACGGTCGTCGGCTCGGCCGGCTTGCGCGTCAGGAAGTAGATTCGCGCGATGGCATCCTGCATCCGGCCCTCGGCGAAGGCCGGGTCGACCCCGTTCGCGAGCGCGGTGAAGTCGCTGTTCGCCTGTCCGATGATCGCCGCGTCGCTCGAGGCGAGCTGACCCTGCGGCGTGTTGAGCGCCGGGTTGAGGCCTCCGCCGAACGCCTGATTTATATCGGCGGTCCGACCCGCGAGAATGTCGGGCTCGGAGGGCGCGACGAAGCCGCGCGGGCCGAAGGTGGGAGCCGGGACGTTTGTGGTGAGTGCCATGTTAGAATGCCGCCGCTGCCGTTTGCCCGGTAGAATCCGTGACCTGTACTTGACCGCCGACCGTTCTCCCGACCTTGTCGAAGGTCAGGAAGCATTTCGCCGAGACGACGCCCGGGACCGTCAACGCCGCCTCGATGAACCGCTGCTTGAGCAGCGCGAGCGGCGGCGTGTGGCCGAGGATTTGCTCCCAATAAGGGACGCCCATCGCCGTGTCGTACCAAACCTCGCCCTTGAACGTCCGGATGGCCGACGCGGCATCTTGCGCGAGCGCGTAGGCCCCGTCGACCGTCGCGATGTTGCCCGCGCCGTCGATCGTTAGGTCCCAGGTCTCCGGGTTTAGCAAAAGGGTCTTCACGGAATCTCCGGCGGATGGAGCGGCGCGGTCGAGTTCGTCGAACCTATAACATAATCCACGCGAGCATTTGTCGTGATCGAGACCCCGTTCCCGTTCGCGTCGTATTTGAGGACGTTGTTCGCGTGGACGTCGACTTCATCCGCGACCATGCGGATCTTGCCCGGGGTGATGGTGAGCGAGGTCGCGCCGGCGTCGGGCGTAAGCCTCATTCCGGGGCCGCCGTTGTCCTCGTCGAGGAAGGCGAGATAGCAGGTCGGGACGCCCTGGAGGATTCCGCAAACGTACATGGCGTCGGCGTAGTCGTACTGCCGGCGCGAGCCCGGGGGTGCCTCGGCGAGCGAGCTCTTGACCGAGGAGATGTCCCGGCTCGCGAAGACCGCGATGCCGATGTCGCCCTTCTTTGGGTCGAGGACCACCGCCTGCGCGCCGCCCTGGGCGCGCGCCGCCGGCACGTTGTTGATGACGCCGTGAGAGGTCACGTTCCCCTGGCCGTCGATTTGCTTCACGAGCGGCTGGACGTCGACGTAGCACGGCGCCGGGAACGCACCCTGCGCCCGAACCGCGACGACCTTGACGACGGTCGCCGTCGCGGTACCGGCGAGGAGCTGCTCGAAGAGGAAGACCTGCGAGTTGAACGGCGACGCGGCCGCGCTCGGCCTCTGCTGGCCCGCATATCCCGAGTCGTTGGTCCCGGTCTTGTCGGTCATCGCACCACCACGAGGCCGGGACGCGCCGCGCCCATCGTCGCGTGCCAGCGGCCGCCCGGGTTCTGCGACTCGAGGTCGAGGTCGAGGCTGTAGATGATCCAGTCGCCGTTCGCCGGCGTGAGGTCGCTCTGGACCTTTATCTTGCCGCCGTAGGTGAGCGACGGGAGGAAAATCGACCGCACCGAGATGCCCTTCGACGTGTAGGACGGATAGCCGTCCATCGTCGGCGGCGCGATGAGGACCGCCGTGTCGCCGCGCGAGCCGCCCCTCTTCCAGATGGCGAGCTTGCCGTTGTCGATGATGATTTCGATGCCGGCGGCCTTCGCCGCGCCGTAGGCCTGGTCGCGGTAGGATCCGGAGAGGTACGGGCTCGCGAGGACCTGGTCGACGCCGTTGTTCTCGAACGCGAGGCCCATCTTCGTCGCGAGGCTCGACATGATGACGTCGACCTTCGCCGCCCCCGAATAGCTCGAGGGCGTCGCCGTCGCGACCGCCTCGATGAGACCGGTGTGGGCCTCGACGATGAACGGGACCTCGGGCGCGCCGCGGAAGTCGCCCCACGCGTTCGTGATCGTCCCGACGAAGACGGTCCCCATCCCGTCGGTCTTGTCGCCGGCCGTGACCGTGACGACGTTTCGGCGAACGAGCGTCGGCATCATGCCGAGGGTCGAAAGCTGATTCATCTTGTCGAGGGTCATCCCGTAGACCTGGAGAAGCGCCGTCCCCATCGAGGGCCCGCCCGCCTTGATGATCCGGGCGACGACCCGGAGGCCGGAGACCGTGACCTCGTTCGAGCCGGAATCGCCGAACGCGCCCTCGCCGAGCTTGAACGTCACGTCGATGTCGCGCTGAACGAACGTCATCAGGCGTCGACCCCCGCGAAGTCGGCGAGCTCGAGGTAGACGAGCTGATAGCGCGTCCCGAGGCCGGTGTAGAACGGGCTGGTGTCGCCCTGATTGTCGATGAAGCAGAGGTCGCCGACGAAGCCGAGATAGGCGTTCCGGACGATCCGATTGAGGTTCTCGCAGACGACCCCGCCGATGATGAGCTCGTCGTTGACGTAGAGGTCGAGGAACATCGGCGTCCCGGGCGTCGACGTCGAGCTGATGGCCTGCTTCTGCGAGAGGACGATTTTGCTCGTCTGGTTGGCGAGCGAGACCGTCACGATCTGCGAGGGGAGAGGTCGAAGGGGGATGATGAGCGCCATGCTACTGCCCCGCCGCGCCGAACCGCTCGTTGAACGTCGCCGCCTGCCCCGAGCTCGGGTCGGTCGCCTGGACGGTCCCGCCGTTGACCGAGCTCGCGCCGCTCGGGCTCTTCGTCGACGCGAAGGTCGTCGTCGCGGTCACCCGCACCTGGATGAGCCGGAGCTCGATGACGACGAGGTTCGCGCCCTGCGCGTTCGTCCGATTGAGGACGTCGAGCTTCTGGACGTTGACGCTCGTGTAGGTCTTCTCGGGGGTGACGACGTCGTAGAGCTCGAGCGTGCCGGAGATCGCGTCGACCGCGTCGATGAACGCCTGCCGGTTCGCGACGTCGCCGCCGGCCGCCATCCGGACGAGCGTCCGGTAGGGCGTCTCGACCTTGTTGAAGGTCTCGAACGCGCCCTTCTCGAGCGGGTAGGTGGCGATGTCCCATTCGCGGCCGTAGCCGAACGACAAGAACGTATCGGGCTCCACGACGAGCGCGCTGTCGAGATAGATTCCCCACGGCGCCGGCGGAGCCCCGAAGAGGCCGAAGTCGTCTTCGGTCAAGAGCTCAAGGATCGGGTCCATCTCACTGCTGTCCGTTGTTCGCTTGAGCGGCGAAGGAATCCTGCTCTACGGCGCCCTTGAAGTCACGCGCAATGCCCGCCGCGTCGGTCGCGGCCGTGTGGACCTCGACCTTGTCGATGTGCGTCGTCTTCGAGGTCGACGAGGTCGACGTCCGATTGTCCGCGTTGTTGACCGCCGAGGCCGCCGCCGGCACCGAGGCCGGGACCTGGGCGAGCTTCGAGGCCATCGCCGTTGCCAGCGCGGCGCGCGCGGCGCTCTCCCCGGCCGTGTCCTTCGGGCGCTCGTACTTCTCCGAGACGATAGAGGCGGCCTCGCCGGCGGTCTTCGCGGCCATCAACGCGGCGCCGGCCTTCTTCTCGGTCCCGTTCCGGAGCTCGTGATTGATGAACCCGAGCTGCTCGTCGCGGGTCGACTGCCTGATGTCCTTGCCGGCCCACTGCGCGAACCGCGCCTGCCGGTCGGGGTGCCACTGCGCGAGGCCGAAGGCCGCGCCGCCGTCGCCGACCGCCTGATGGTTTCCGGCGCTCTCCCGCTGAATGTTCGCCGCGATGCCGATGGCCTGATCTTTCGTCCAGCCCATCGCGACGAGCTTGTCGACGTCGGAGCCGGTCGTCGAGACCCCGACCTGACCGACCGCCGGCCGATGGGTCGTCCCCGCGCCGACGCCCGGGCGGTAGAGCGGCGCGGCGGTCGTCGCCGGGCTCTCGTCGCCGACGATGCCCTTCTCCTTGAACGCCTTCTTGAGCGCCTCCATCCCCCGGTCCTTCGCGCCGAGGAGCTCCATGATGTCGCGATTGAGGAAGTCGGCGACGGCGCCGATGCCCGGGCCGAGCCAGGTCATGAACGTCCGGCCCATGCGCTCGGCGCGGGTGATGAGGAGGCCCCACCGCTCGTAGAGGTCGCGGGCGGCGTTCGCGTCGGCCTTGGTGACGCCGCCGAGCTTGTTCATCTCGGCGAGGAGCGGGACGAGCGCGGCGCGGCCGCGAATCAGCAGGTCGATGGTCGCCTCGTCGAAGCCGAGCGCCTTCCCGAAGGCGGCGGCCTTCGCCGGGTCCATCGCGTGAAACTTGTCGGCGAGGTCGAGCAAGATGTCGTCCATCGACCGCATCTTGCCGCTGTCGTCGGCAATCGCGACGCCGAGCGCGCGGAAGTACGGGATGACCGCGCTCTCGCCGGTCATCGCGAACCGCTGAAACTCCTGGACGAGCCCCCGGATGGAGCCCTGCATGCCCTCGGCCGAGCCGCCGGTGACGACGGCGGCGTTCCCCCACTTCGAGACGCTCTGGAGCGTTTGACCGTAGAGCCGCGAGAAGCGGTCGGTCGCGACCGTCGCCACGGTTAGGTACTGCGCGAACTCTTTGATGCCGCGGCCGCCGGCGAAGACCGCGAAGGCGCCGAGCGCCTGCCCCTTGAGCGTCGAGAGCGCCTGGCCCTGCTTGCGGGCGGCGTCCTCGATGTCCTTGCCGCCCTTGAGCGCGGCCTCCTGGGTCTTCTTGAAGCCCTCGAGGGCTTCCTTCTGCCCGGTGCTGAGTTTCTTCGGATCGAGGCCGAGCTCGACGACGAGGGAATCGATGATGGTCGGCATCAGGACTTCCTCGGTTTGCTCGCCACCCGCCTGTTGTGCCCGCTCACGGCGACTATCTCAAGGAGGTCGTAGAGGTCCTTGACCCCGTAGACCGTGCCGAGCTCGTGAAGCGTGGCCTTCCCGGAGTCGACGATGATCGCGACGTTCGGCGCGACGTTCGCGCAGCGCGCTAGACGGCCGGTGAATCGGCCGACGTCGTCGTCGAGGACGTCGAGTCCTTCGACTTCAAGTCGGCCAGCGAAAAACCCGTGTGAAGAGTGAAGGCCTCCGACCGAAGTTGGACGCGGGTCATGACCTCTTCGACGTCGCTCTCGACGAGGGCGCCGACCGACATGGGACCGGCCCCTCGATAAATCTTTTGATCCTTCGGGTCGGGTATGTACGCGACGCACGAATCCCACATCTCGTCGAGGAGTGGCTTGACGTCTTCGTCCTTGATGCCGAGGAGCCCCCGGAAGCCGAGGATGGCGAGGCCCGCCCATCCTTGGCCCTGGAGGTTCTCCGGAATCTCGACGCCGGCGCGCGTGAGCGCGAGAATCGCGCGGATGGCCCACCACTCGCCTTGCGACGCGTCCATCTCGTGGACGACGAAGAGCTTGCCCTTGTCCCGACCGGCGTCCGTGATCGGAACGAGCTTTTGACGACGTCCCATCTCGGGCCCCTTAAATCGGCGACGGTTCCATCGATTCCCAGGTGATCGTGTACTTCCTGGGCTGGATGACCTTCCCGGCGCTCGGCGTCGGAGGGTAGAGCGTGAGCGTGCCGTTCGTCATCGTCCACTTCTTGCGAAGGGCCGGGAAGATGACGATGCCGTTCGCGTCGAAGGTGTCCTGCGCGGCCTTCTGCGCGGCAATCCACGCGTCGAAGACGTCGTTCGACGGCGAGTCGCCCATAAGCGAGATGCTCTGCGGAATCATGACGTAGATGAGGCCGGCGGTCTTGAACCCGTCGACGCCCATCATCGCCTCGGCCGGCGCGACCGACTCCGTCGAGAAGATGTCGTCGGCGGCGAACTTCTGGAGCTGCACCGGCGTCGGGAAGAGACCGACAATCGAGAGCAGGTAGGTGCAGCTTACGGCGGTAATGGACATGGGGCGCTCCCGTTATTGAACTTCGGTGCTGACGAGGACGATTTTTTGGACGCTGCCGCCGTCCATGTACCAGAAGGTGCAGGGCGGCGATTCGCGCGCCGCTCGGGTCTCGGGCGAAGAGTCCTTGACCTGGAGGAAATTGCCCGTCGTCTGGAGGACGCCCGAGATGTCGACGCCGGCGGCCGCGTTGACCTGCGACTTCTGCATCTCGGAGAGCGTGACGCCCGGGCGGAAGGCGCCGAAGTTTCCGGCCGCGAGGATGACGTCGGCGCACGCCGCCTGGATCATCGCGCGACCCGCGAAGTTGTACGGAATCGAGGGCGCGTTCTGGAGGAGGACCATGAGCGCGAGCTGAAACTCGTTGTTCATCCAGATTTGGTTGACGTAGCTGTCCGCCCACACGAACGGACCAGAGATGGAGCCCGGCTGAAACTCGACGAACTGGTCGTTCCGCGTCGCGTAGGCCCCATAGAAGTTATAGCCGTTCGCGATGAAGTTCTGCGCGGTCGTCTCGTCGGTCACGTCGGCGACGAGGCCGCTCTGGCCGCGGAAGGCGAAGGTCGTCCGGCCGTTCGTCTTCGTGAAGTCGATCGACGCGGCGATACCGAGGGCGAAGACCGCCTTGTCGCAAGTCGGGGAGAAGATGACCATCGTGCCCGAATACTCGTTCGTCACGTTGACCGCGTAGCCGAACGAGCCGGTCGCCGGGTTCGACGTGCCGCCGGTCAGGTCGGGGTCCCACCCAGCGTAGACGAAGGAATCGTCCTGCGAGTTGTTCCAGGCGGCGAAGAGAAGCTTGTTGGCGAAGACCCCCGACGTGTCCGGGTTGAATATGGTCGTAAAGCCCGCCCAATTCTGGCTGACGCTCGCGACCCCGTCCATGAACGTGCCGGGGACGGCTGCGTCGGCCCCCTGCGAGATGACCGCGCCGGTGGCCTGGGTGAGGAAGAGCGCGGTCGCGAACGCGTTCGTCGTCGGGTAGGCGATGGTCGCGGCCGCGCCCGTCGCGGTGCTGGTGACGAGGAACGCGCCGGCGGTGCTGTCGTAGGTCACGGCGAAGCCCGGCGACGTAAACGCCGCCGTGATGATCGCGGCCGCGTTCGAGAAGCTCGTCGCGGGCGAGAGGTCGACCGAACTCGAGGTCTTCGAGACGCCGCCGACGACGATGGTCAGGGTGCCGGCGGCGATGGCCTGGAGTTGCGTGAGCGTCAGGCCGCTTCGCCCGCCGCGCAGGAAGCCGGCGACGGCCGCCGAGTTGTATTGCGCCATCAGGACGGCGCCGGGCTTCCGCGCCGAATTGTTGTAGCCCCGGAAGTAAATATCGGCCGCCGCGCCCTCGGCCGAGCCCGAGCCGAAGTAGCTTTTGACGGCCGTCGCCGACGGGAACGACGCGACGGTCCCAATCGGAATGCGCGTCGAGGTCGTCAGGAGAAGCCCGTTCAAGTCGAGGGCGTTTCCGCCGGCCGGGAGGACGTTCGGGACGACGTCGACGAGTTGATTTGCGGGAATCGTGCTCATGGTTTGATCCTCACTCCGGTGGGAAGACGGCGTCGACGCTGATGAGGCCCACGACGACCTGGTCGGCGTATTGCTGCGGAACGCGGACCGTCGCGTCGACCTGCAAGGCGACCTCGACGATCCATCGGTTCTCGACCTGCTGTTGGTCGTTCGTGAACGGTGACTGGCGCGGGTCGTCCGCGTAGAGCGGCGTAATGCCGGGGAAACCCTGGGCCTCGAAGAGCGTCGCGCCGTACTCGTCGCGGAGCGACGTCGAGATGATCGTCGCGTTGTCGTTCGACTTCGGACCGTGCACGTCGACCTGAACGACGGTCATCGTCGATTGCATCATGTCCTTGCCGCCGGCGGAGAGCTTCCGCGTCGCGACGGTCTGACTTTTTGAGAGCTGGTAGGTCCCGGCGCCGCCCGGCGGCCCAGTCAGTTGGTCGACCACCCGCGTGTCGTCGAGGACGCCGACCCCGAAGACGGTCGCCCCGTCCTCGATGGGCCCGAGGCGAACGTCGGTCGCGGTCATCGTCGAGCCGGCAATCGAGCCGGTGAAGACGACGTCGAGCTCTTCGTCGAGGTTGGTGCCGAGGCGCGGCCGGCGCATGACGGTCATCGTCGCGAAGTCGGCGGCCTTCGGCTCGGAGACCCGGTTCTGCTGGCCTTGAACGACCGGAATCCCGAGGAGCGCGGTCAGGACGTTCCCGAGCGCCTTGAACGTCGAAGACTCGGTGGGGGTGACCGCGAGTGCCATGTCAATCCACTACACCGAGAACGCTCTCAGCACAACGGCGGCCGCCGGGCTCAGGAGACGTTCTGCAGCGTCGCGGCGACCTTGCACCACTCGCCCCACTGCTCGAGGACGAGCGCGACGAGCCAGGTCTGCGAGCTCGCGAGGTTGGCGGCATCGACCGCCTGCGCGACGTCAACGCGATAGGTCCCGACTCCGCCCAAGCCCGTCAGGATCTCGGTTACGTGCGTGTCGGCCGCGACGGTCCCGCCGCTCAAAAGGTCGCCGACGTTTATCGCCCCGTTGACGACCGACGTCACGGTCAGGACGTCGGCGGCGATCGATCCGGCGAAGGCGGCCGTCGGGAGGAAGATGAGGTCGCCGCCCTTGTTCTCCGGCCGGACGAGCCCGTCGACCGAGCCGTTGATGTAGATGGCCCGGCGCGTGCCGTTGAGGTTGAGACCGTCGACCTGCATCAGGTCTTTGTAGGTCAGGGCGTCGACCCACATGGGAACGCCGGCGACGTCGCGATAGGTCGGGGTCCTCGAGAAGTCGTCGCCCGTCGCGTAGCCGGTGCTAACCCGAACCACGCCGGGAACGCTCGGCCTGATGGCCTGGACGGCGTTCCCGGCGATTTGATTCAGGTTCATGGCGTTACTGCGGCGCGAGGCAGACCGTCACGACGATGCCGGCCGACGACTGAATCGCGTTCGCGAAGTCGATGGCGAGCCGGTCGCCAGCGGCGAGGGCCTTCGTCGCGCCCGAGGCGACGAGCGTGCCGACCTGGACGGTGTTCGCGGTCGCGTTCAGGTCGAAGCCGGTGTTCGTGTTGTTGGTCAACAGGTCGGTGCCAGCACCGGGCGCGTTCGTCCCGGTATCTTTGACGACCTGGAGTACCGAGGCGCCGCCGGCGGCGACCGCGTGAACCTCGCTCGCCGAGACGACGGTGTAGGCGCGGGTCGCGATGAAGAACACGGCGTCGGTCGCTGCCGCCGGCATGACGGAAGCGCAGGTCATGCCGTCGGCCGATTTAAGAGTGGAAAACGAGCCGGTGTTCGGCGTCGAGGAGCCGATGGGCGGCGGGCTGGCGAAGTTCGCCGTATTGCCGGCGCCGGACGGCGGGCTCGTCGAGGAGAGGGTGGTGAACGCGCCCGGCGCCGGGGTCGTCGCGCCGATGCTCATGTTGTCGATCGCGCCCGGGGTCGCGCCGCCGTTCGTCGGGGGCGAGATGGGGAAGGTCCGGTCGCCGGTCGAAGTGAGCCAAGTCGTGTTGCCGGCAAGTGCCGAAGCGCCGGCGGCGAGAACGGCGACGGTCGCGACGGCGATGGTCAGACGAGAGAGGCTTCGCATGGTCGGCTCCTGGGTTACCGGATGAACACTTTGTAGTCCGCGCTGTTGATCATGTGTGACTTGTCGATGAGCGGTTTGTCAAAGCCCTTTTTCTTGACGGTCGAAGCCGCGAGCGGCGGAGCCCACAGGTCGAGGATGGATTCCTGGAGCTCGCCCTTCACCATGTCGCCGGCGAAGGAGAGCGTCGCCGAGACGTCGTAGTTCGTTTGCTTGAGCATCTTCCCGACGACCGGACCCCAGGAATCGCTATTAAGCGCGATCATGTTGCGGAAGAACGGCCGCGAGGGCGTGTCTCCGTGGCCGAAGTCATTGACCGCGGCGACCATCGCGACCGACGTCCCGTCCGGATAGGTCGCGTTCTCGAGGAAACCGACCTGGACGACGCCGCCTCGGCCGACCCGGTCGGCGAGGCCCTCGAGGTAGGCCCGGAGCTTCTCGCCGCCCTTGAGGATGGCCATCGCGACGTCCTATCGGAAGCGCCGGGGGAAACCGCCGTAGCTCGCGCCCCACCGCGCGCGGGGCGGTCCGATGACGTTCCTAAAAGTTCGGAACTGCGCGGTCGCCCGCCAATAGTCGGCGCCGTACTTCGTCTGGTTGTACCACGCCTCTTGCTCTGAGGTCGTCGTCCCGTAGTCGGCGGCGACGGTCACGCTGCCTTGGGTCGCGCTCGCAATCCGCCCAACCAAGCTCGAGGGCGCTACCCCGCCGACGGTCGCGTAGCGCGCGGCGATGTGCGCGGTCAGCATGTTCAAGAGGGCCGATTGTAGGACGGCGGTCGCGACCGGACCGCCGCCGTTGTTCGCGTGGTAAATCGTCGCCTCGTTGAAGTATTCCTGCGCGGTCGGCTCCGAGACCCCGGCAAACTCCGGGTATCTCGCAATCCATGACGCGTAGTTGAAGGCGACGATGACGGCCACGGATTAGCCCGTCAGACTGGCGACGTCCGCCTTCTCGAGGGGGGTGACGTTCTTCGGAGTCGGGCCCTTCGGCGTGCGCGGGTCCTTGCCGGGATCTTGCGCCAGGCGCTCGAGGCCCGAGCGCAGCCCGGCCTTCTCGTTCGCCTCGTCCATCGCCGAGCTCCGGTCGGACGCGATGAAGATGAGGCCCTTCTTGACCATCTCGTGGTCGCGGTTCTGCTTGAGCCACTCGGTGATGAAGTTCTTGTCGACGTTCGGGGTCAGGGCGAAGCCGCCGGCGATGAGCGCGACGGGCGCGACGCCGACCGGGACCTCGGCGCCGTGAAGCCGAACCATCTCGCCGACCTGGACGGCGCGCTTCTCCATGCGGGTGCCGCCGCCGAGAACCGGGACCGGATTGTCGACCTGCTCGAAGAGCCGGAGGAGGAGACCGTTCGGGCTCTTGCACGCGACCGTAACGACGTCGCGGGCCTTCGCCGAGCCGGCGGGGAAAACCTTCGGCGCTTCGGCCGGCGGGGCGGGATTTCGGTTCTTCGGCTTCGTCATGGTCGGACGGGCTCCAAATGAGGAAAGGGCGGAGGGCCAATCAAGGCCGCCCGCCCTTCTACTCGATTCCGCGCCGCTACACAAACGGCCGGAGAGACCTTAGACGCCGATCATCGACGAGATGGCGAAGGTCTGCCGGATGACCGTGCCCCAAGTGCCGCCCGAGACCTTCTGCTTGAAGGCCGAGAGCTCCTTGACGATGGCGTGAGCGCGCATCTTCTCGGAGAACGCGGCGAACGCCGTCTGCTGGCCTTCGACGGTCGGCGCGATCATCTGGATGAAGTTGCCGCCGGTAACGCCCTGCGGGTTCGAGCTCGAGAGCTGGCCGTACTGTACGGCGGTGATGACCTCGAGGTTCGGGAAGTTCTTCTTGAGCAGGTCCGAGACGTTCACGTTGAACGAGTTCGTCGCGGTCAGCGCGACGGCCGACTGCGGCGAGAGCGCCAGGACGAGCTTGTCGGTCGCCTCGATGAGGCCGCCCGACTGATTGACCAGCTGGAGGAAGAGCGACTCGATGTCGAGGTAGACCTCGTTCGCCGACGCGACGATGACGCCGTTGTTGATCCACTTGACGCCGCCGTAGCCCTTGAGCGCGGGGGTGAGCGCCGCCGAGAGGCCCGGGTCGTTCAGCAGGCCGTAGTTCTGGAGACCCGCGACCCCGAAGAAGTAGGTCAGGTTCTCGTACTTGTGCATAACGGTCGCGGCCGACATGTCGAGCTCGCCGACCCAGTTGATCTTCGCGAGGCCGGCGCGCTCGAGCTCGCGCTCACCGTACTGTTTGATCGTCTGGTAGAGGTAGTTCTGGCGGGCGGGCCAGTTCGTGTTCGCGTTCGTCGAGCCGTTGTTCGAGTAGTCGCCGTAGCTCGAGACCTCGCCGGTGTTCTCGACGATCGGGAAGAGGATCGTGTCGTCGATCCAGGTGCCCTTCTTCTGCTCGCCGACGATTTGCGCGGCCTTGTTCGGAGAGAACAAGACCCGGATGATCGTCGGGTCGATCATGGTCGTCAGGATGGCGGGAACGCCCGCGTTCGGGTCGGTGGTGAGCGTCGGCAGGGCGTCCATCGCCATGCCCATCTCGTCCATCGCACCGTCGAAGTCCCGCTTGAAGTGCTGCGGGGTATACGACCGCACCGACGGCAGGACGATGCCGAGGGACGCGAGCTGATTGCGGTCTGCCTCGAAGGCGGTGACCGCTTCCTGATAGCTCTTCATGAATTTAGCTCCGTACCCTTTTTTGCTGCTGTGCCCAGTTCACGGTTAGCCCTGCAGCCAGTACGACATCTTGACGAGCTCGCCGGACAGGCCGGGCGAGCGGCAGACCCACTTCGTCTCGACGTTGCTCGA